TTCTGGCCTAGCTATAATGGCTTGCAATAAAAATAGATACACGCCTGTTGCTAAAAAACAAACTAAATCAATAAACTTAGGTATTAAAAAATACGACAATACAGGTTATATTTCAAAAATAATATAAATGATAGCAAACGCAAATTATAATAGTTCTTTTCCAGATCAGGTAGTACCTGATGCAGAAAAAGCTTCTTTAGAATATGGTTTAAGAGTTGGCCAAGCTATAGAGTATGAGTGGTTTAGAAATGATAGAGGCTGGTATGATAGATTTAATACTAATTACAACAACTTTCATAGACTAAGGTTATACGCTAGAGGAGAGCAGTCTATACAAAAATATAAAGATGAGCTGTCTATAAATGGAGATTTATCATATTTAAACTTAGACTGGAAACCTGTTCCTGTTATACCTAAATTTGTAGATATATTAGTAAATGGACTTTCTCAAAGATCATATGAGATAAACGCTTATGCACAAGATCCTGAATCAAATAAGAAAAGAACAGATTACGCTTTAGGTGTATTGACAGATATATACGCTAGTGAATATATTAAGACAGTAAAAGAAAGTATAGGTATTGATTTAACACAAGGTCCAAAAGGTGATGAGGCTCCTAAAACTCCTAAAGATTTAGAAGTACACATGCAATTAGACTATAAACAGTCTGTTGAAATAGCAGAAGAAGAGGCTATTAATTTTGTTTTAGATAACAACAAATATGATTTAATAAGAAGAAGAGTAAATTATGACTTATGTGTTTTAGGTATAGGTGCTACTAAAACCACTTTTAATAGATCAGAAGGTGTTAAAATAGATTATGTTGATCCAGCTTGTTTAGTTTATTCTTATACAGATGATCCTAATTTTGAAGATATATATTATGTAGGTGAAGTAAAATCTTTAAGTATACCTGAACTTAAAAAACAATTTCCATATTTAACACCTAACGATATGGAACAAATACAAAAATATCCTGGCAATCAAAACTATACTAGAAACTGGAACGGTAGATATGATGACCAAACTGTACAAGTTTTATTTTTTGAATATAAAACTTACACTAACCAAGTATTTAAAATAAAAGAAACTCCTCAAGGTTTAGAAAAAGCCCTTGAAAAACAAGATACATTTGTAGAAGCACCTGAAGGTGAAAATTTTAAAAAAGCTTATAGGTCAATAGAAGTTTTATATACTGGAGCTAAGATATTAGGCTTTGAAAAAATGCTACAATGGGGTGAAGCTGTTAATGTTACAAGACCAGAGTCAGATACTTGTAAAGTAAAAATGAATTATAATATATGCGCTCCTAGATTATATAAAGGTCGTATAGACTCTTTAGTTAATAGAATAACTACGTTTGCTGATATGATTCAAATAACGCATTTAAAGCTACAGCAAGTTATGTCTAGAGTAGTTCCAGATGGTGTATATGTAGATATGGATGGGCTAACAGAAGTTGACTTAGGTAATGGTACTAATTATAACCCAGCTGAAGCTTTAAACATGTATTTCCAAACTGGTAGTATAGTAGGTAGATCTTTTACACAAGATGGTACTGGTAATCCCGGTAAAGTACCTATACAAGAAATAGCTACTAGCAACGGCATGAGTAAAATACAAAGTCTAATACAAACTTATCAGTACTATTTACAAATGATAAGAGATGTAACCGGACTTAATGAAGCTAAAGACGGAAGTAATCCTGATAAATATGCTTTAGTAGGTTTACAAAAGTTAGCTGCTGCTAATAGCAATACAGCTACTAGACATGTGCTTCAAGCTAGTTTATATTTAACACTTAGAACTTGTGAAAATATTTCATTAAGAATAGCAGATGCTTTACAATTTCCTACTACTTATTCTTCTTTAGTAAATAGCTTATCTAATTATAATACTAAAACATTACAAGAGTTGAGTAAGATAAATATACATGACTTTGGTATATTCTTACAACTAGAACCAGATGAAGAAGAAAAACAATTGTTAGAGCAAAATATACAAATGGCTTTAAAAACTAATCAAATATATTTAGAAAACGCAATAGAAATAAGAGAAGTAAAAAATCTTAAGCTTGCTAATAGGATGTTGAAAAAGTTTAGACAAAGAAAACAAGAGACAGAGCAAGCCGCGCAACAGCAAAATATACAAGCACAATCTCAAGCGCAAGCACAAGCTGCAGAAAAAGCTGCTTTAGCTGAGACTCAAAAGCAACAAGTTTTAACAGAACAAAAAATGCAACTAGAACAAGCTAAGTCTCAATTTGAAGTGCAGCGTATGGAAATGGAAGCTCAAATTAAAAGACAATTAATGGAACAAGAGTTTCAATATAATATGGATCTAGCTAAAGCTCAAGGTGAAGCTAGAAGATCCAATGAAGCCTTTAAAGAAGATAGAAAAGACGAAAGAACAAAGTTACAAGCAACTCAACAATCTGAGTTGATTAACCAAAGACAAAATAAATCTTTACCTACAAATTTTGAATCCGCTGGTAATGATAATTTAGATGGATTCAGTTTAGAGCAGTTTATGCCTAAATAATTATTAACTATTATATTATATTATGTCAGAAGAAGTAAAGACTGAAGGGACTTTTAAAATTAAAAAGAAGCCTGGAAGACCTAAAAAGTTAAATAAAAACGACGAAGTTGTAAAATTAGATTTAACTAAAAAAGAAGAAAACGTAGAAGAAGTAAAAGAAGAAGCAACAGAAGAAGTTAAACAAGAAGCAGTTGAAGAAGTTGTAGAAGAGGTTGCGAATAAAGAAGAAACCGAAGAGAAAACTGAAGAAACTGTAGAAGAAGAAACTCCTATTGTTGAGCTTAACAAGCAAGAAGAAGAAACTAAAGAAATTAAACCTTTAGTAGAACAACCTAAAGTTCCAGAAAATATAGAAAAGTTAGTTGACTTTATGAAAGAAACTGGAGGCACTATAGAAGATTATGTCAGATTAAATGCTGATTATTCAAATGTTAGTGAAGATGCTTTACTAAGGGAATATTATTCCAAAACTAAACCCCACTTAGAAAAAGAAGAAATAGATTTTTTATTAGAAGATCAATTTTCTTGGGACGAAGAAGCGGAAGAAGAAAGAGCTATACGTAAGAAAAAGCTTGCGTATAAAGAAGAAATTGCAAAAGCCAAAAACTTTCTTGAAAAAATGAAAGATGATTACTACGAAGAGATTAAGTTAAGATCTTATGGTAATGATCCTGAAGTAAAAAAAGCTATGGACTTTTTCAATAGATACAACGAGGAACAACAAATAGCAAACAAAAGACACGAGACGTTTAGCAGTAATACTAAGAATTTTTTTAACAATGATTTCAAAGGTTTTGATTTTAATGTTGGTGAAAAAAGATTTAGATATAATATAAACAATAAAGAAAGTGTTGCTAATAGCCAATCAAACTTAAATAATTTTGTAGAGAAGTTCTTTGACAAAAATGGTGAGTTGAAAAACTATAATGAATATCATAAAGCTATTTACGCTGCTGACAATGTTGATACTATAGCTAGTCATTTCTACGAGCAAGGCAAAGCCGATGCAGTTAAAGATATGATGGCAAAATCTAAAAACATAGACAACGCTCCAAGGACTACGTCTACTGGAGATGTTTATGTAGGCGGATTAAAAGTAAAATCAGTTAGTGGTGTAGACAGTTCTAAGTTAAAATTAAGAATAAATAAAAAATAATAACTTAAAAATTAATAATTATGGCAACTGGAACTTTAACCAGTAATTCACCAGGTTTAGTACCTGCTCCTAAAAAAGGAACAGCTCTAAACTCGAATTACCTTCAGTTTACAGATAAAGCTGGTGATGATTTTTCATCATTTGCTCAGCAATATTTACCTGAGCTTTATGAAGCTGAAGTTGAAAGATACGGAAACAGAACAATTGGTGGTTTCCTAAGAATGGTCGGCGCTGAAATGCCGATGACATCGGATCAAGTGATTTGGTCTGAACAAAATAGACTACACGTAGGTTTTAACAATTGTACAGTAAAAGACCCGGATGAAATCAATATAACTTTTGGAGAAACAATTATTAACCCTATTAAAGTTGGACAATTAGTATTAATACAAGGCGGAGAAGGCGATATTGTTGCTGAAGTTACTGAATCTCTTCCAGCTGTTACTCCAGCTGCAACTGGAACTATAAAAGTAAAACTTTATGAGTATACTAGTTTAACTGCTGGTGCTCCTAATGGCGCAAACATGAGTGGTGGTGATAAGTGTACAGTGTTTGTATTTGGTTCTGAGTACGGGAAAGGATCTAATGATGATGCTATCGGTACTTTAGTTCCTTCATTTACGCAGTTTTCTAACAAGCCTGTTATTATTAGAGACAAGTTTGAAGTTAACGGTTCTGACACAGCTCAGATTGGCTGGGTTGAAGTAGCAACAGAAGATGGCACATCAGGTTACTTATGGTATTTAAAAGCTGAGTCTGAAACAAGACTAAGATTTGAAGATTATATGGAAATGATGATGGTTGAAGCTGTTAAGAAAAATGCAGTCGGTACCGCAACTCACTCTGGTACAG